TTATTTGTCAATTTTAAACTTAAATATAGTTATCCACGTTAAAATCAGTGCTGGCAAAAATCCAATATTTAAATTAGATGGATTTAAGAGTATCGAATGAAAGTCTTTTAAATTTATATATTCAAGCTTTAAATTTTCAACTAAAGATTGATATAATGCAAAATAAATTATTGTCCATTGTATAATATGTTCTAATACTAATATTTCCTCTTCTTTCAAAGTTATTTTACGCAAAGTTATTTTCACTATAGTAATTTGCATTATCCCTGATAGCAAAATTTGAATTAACCCTAGCCAAAAGTAGTCACTATCTTCTAAATTAAAAAACAATGATATTAAAACAAGCAACACTGTGGATAATAAAAGAGAAGCATAACCTAAAATCATAAAAAGAACACCGTACATTATAGACTTTACGAATAAGAAATAGTTATGTTTATTTGTCAAAATATAGCTAAGTACACACATTAATAAAAGTAATATGATTACCTTAATCATATCTTACGACCTTTCATATTAAATTTCATACAAAAAAACCAGCCGCACGGCTGGCTATAAATACTTTTTGAGCTCATTACATAGTAATATCCTTTTTTATTATACCATAACTAAAATAAATTTCAAATAATATAAATACTTTTCACATAATCTAAAAATTTAACGTTCTAGACTTTTTAACTATGCACTCTCAATGTTTTAAGTCCTGACTAGTAATGTCTGAGAGCTCTGTGCTATCTGTTATACCTATGGATATATAAAAACATAAAAGCCTTCTTTTATAGGAAGACTTTTATGTCATAAGCTTATATCTTAAACGAAAGATACAAGTATTATAGCATCTCACTAAAATGAAACAACAGTGTGTTTTACACTTATATAAAAATAAATTAAAAAATAACAATGAAATATTCTGTTCTCATGTTATCATACTATAAGCTTGAAGCAAACACCGTATTGCATCAAATCTAAAAATATTTTGATTATTTATCGAACGACATTTGCATTACAAAAAAATAACCACGCAGTAATTGGTTTAGGTGGTGTGGCGACTTTAACAATCTTATGCCGCTATGATATGTATTGAGTGACGGGCAAAAAGGGTATCAATTGCAGGATAAGTGTTAGGTTACTAGGCCACTTAACAGGGTATATAGTTCACTCCTACTATATACAGTTAATTATAACATAAAAAAATAGGCAAGTACTAAGTACCTGCCCGAAAATGATAATTTTAGCTTAGAGAGAAAATCTGGATAAATTTCTAATAATATAATAACATAAACCTTTTATTTTATTCAAATAAAAAGACAAACACCAAAGTGCTTATCTTTCTGTATCGCATGTATTTTGTATAAGAAGGCTTTCTAATATAATTATAACATAAGCTAAACTATTTAAAAAGAAAAAAGCGATTGCATTATGCAATCGCTTTGATAACTGTCTGCTAAATAACTGTATCATATTCCGTCCTATAAGTCACCTAATATGCAGTTAAGAGCAAATAAACATGTATTCCAAACAAAAAACACCCCGCAAACTATTATGCGGGTGTGTTAAAGCTGCTTCTATACTACGGGGGTAGCAAGAACTTTGCTCTCTATCATAAAACGAAAACACGCCCAGTGACATGCTTGGGCTAACAATGATGATGTAAATAGTTGATGCATGTCTTTAAATAATAACAAAAAATCAGTCCGAAAGCTAGCCACAATATAAACTTGAGAGAAATGCTGCACAATGTTCCAATGAAATTTATCACATCTTATCTTTAAATGCAAATAAAAAAAGCAGGTGTGTAACGCACCTGCTTAAAAAGACATGACTTACTAATTATAAAATATTTCTAGTTATTAGTAAACAGATTAAGTCGCAAAGGATCGAACATTATATCCAAATTTATAATTAAATGTAACAGCTTCAAATAAAATAACTTCCTTGTATCCACACAATAATTTGAAAACTGTAAAACACCCTTTTAAAGTATAACAAATCGTGAGCTTTTAAGCAAATATTATATTGCACTAAACTTACCGAAACTACTTATTCGATTACCTGCCTTGTCTACCTCTCCTGTCGCAATATAACGACGTTGTCCACTATTAGCAATATAAGTGATCCATCTGTAACCATTGATACAATAGGCGCCGTCATACGTGATTGTTGTGTTGTTAGGTAATACCCCAGTGATTCTTGAATTAGTTGAATAACCGTCTCTTACATTATTACCTTTAACATTAGCTACTGTGTAATTGCCTTGTTCTTTTTTATATGGTACCCCTTTACTATCTAAGGTATAACCTGCTGGTACTGGTGGATTCTTTTCGTTTTTAACTGGCACTTTAACCTCACTAGCTACCAAACCACCTATAGACTTACCATGAATCGCACCAGCTATTAGTTTAGAGTACAAGTCGTAATTTTTCTTAATCCAATCCATATCATTTTTATTAGTAATAAAACCTAATTCAGATAAGCGGTAATTAATATTTATTTCAGCTGATACATTAACATTTAGCAAATCATTACGAGGTGTTATACCTCTTATTTGTCCCAAGTTATTTTTAATAACATCTTGTATACTTTTATCAATAGTATCTGCATTGAATTGACTTGAGATAATAACATGACCGCCACTTGCGCTTTCTCCTGCTGCATCTAAATGTATCTCTAAAACAATGTCATACCCCTGTGATTTAACCCAATATAAGCCATAGTCTTTTTTATTCCCTACATTAACACCGTATGCAGTATCTTGATACATGTCTTGTGATTGACTGGAGCCGCCATATAAAGCAACTTCATGTCCCGCATGTCTTAGATACTTAGCGATATTGGGCGTTATATATTTACGGATGAAATCACGTTCGTTTGTTCCATTACCAACTGCGCCTGGATCATTATATCCATGACCAGCCACAAGCATAATCCTTTTAGGTTTAATTACTGCCTCTTTTTTTGCAGTTGCTTGCTTAATAATACCTTTAGCCTTATCCTTAACACTTATGCTATCAGGGAAATTTAATCTAATAAAATACATTGGATTGTCATAATAATGGACATGTCTTGTAACAGTTTCAGGACCCCAGCCAGGTTGCGCAACGCCATTAGTCCATCCTTTCCCATTCCAGTTTTGGCCAAATGATGTGAAAGTGTTTAAATTTGCACTCTCAACAATTTCAACATGACCCGCTCCACCACCATACTTCGATGGGAAGACGACAATGTCCAACTTTTGTGGTAAAAAACTGTCATAGTTTTTAATTATTTGACCATATTTTTCAATTTTCGCTTTATTATCAAATGGGATATTATAAGCGTATAAACCTTGTAACCTTTCTCCTGTTGCTAACATAAAGAACATATTTGCATAATCGTAACATTGAAACCCGTACCAACCATCTGGATTAAATTGTTTTCCTAATGAGTTATCAAACCATTTTTCTGCTTGATTTCTTGTCATTAACATATATCAATCACCTACCCTAAATCATTTGTGTCATTCATATTTGTAGGTGTCATTACTTCTTTAATTGGCGCTTGTCCTGTTGCTTTTCTATACTTATTTTCAGCTTTATATTTCTTTAGTTTTTGATTCGCCCAGCGTCCTTCTTGTGATGTTGGATTGTCTTTATAAGCGGTGTATAAAGCAATGACTGTTAAGATAATCGATGAAATACTCTCTTCATCTACTGGTATCGGGCTTATACCTTTGTTCGCTAAAAACTGATTGACTAACGCTAAAATTAATACAATATATCTTGTTATTACTTTTGTTTCCATTTGTTTGCTCCTTTTATCCAAAATAAAAAGACGACCAATAAGCCATCTATTTGATATTTATATTACAGTGTGTTAATTTATATATAGAAAAAGGGCAACATGCGGAAACATGTTACCCTAGTGAGCCCGTTAAAAAGACGGTGACCTCTGTAGTTAAATGAATTTATATAATCCTCTAACCATCGTACTCGTCAAAGTTAGCGATGGTTATTTTTTATGGTTTAATTTAACGATTGCGATGACTAAACTAAGCAAAGTAACGATAAACATACCGAAACTAAACATTAAATTTAGTGCATCAACAACAGATACCACAAAGGTGTCTCCTTTCTAAAGATTTCAGTAATGCCACCATAGGCACCACCTCCTTATACTCAGATAGCCACCATCTATCCAACTTGCTCACTTTTGTATATCACCATAATCACAACAATAATAAAAAGCCAGTGTCAAAGCACTGACTCTTAACTGTTACTTACATTTACCAAACCAAAAACAAGCCCAAAAACTATAACCTAAAACCCCTTTAAGCATGGTACTCACCTCCTTTAAATACCGAATATTGTTTTTAATATTGCTATAACAAACGTACTTAGTATCGTCCCTATTAATCCAAGAATCCACATCTTGATATCTCTAATATTTTTGGCATTTTTTTCCTTATTTTTTTCATCTTCTTCTTTGTCGCGCTTTAATTCTTCAAAATTTCTATCTAATTTGTCATAAATCTTTTCTTGCGCTCTAAGACTATCTTCTATTCTGTCGAATTTTTCAAACATAGTCTTATCATTTTCTTCTAAACGCGTTAAACGCCAATCTTGTTCATGTCGTTTGGTAAATCCAAACATTATGCCACCCACTTTATTTAAATTAAAAAGCCATAGACTCTCGGCCTATGACTCTAGATTTTCTGGATACTTTTCTCCTGTAATAATTGCATATTCCTCTTTATCTATAACTTCCATATCTACATACCACGCTATATCTTCTTTACTATATTCTTTCAATTGATACCAAGTTTTAATATCTTCGAATGTTGGTGAAATTAATTTAAGCATTTTCAGTCTCTCCTTTAACCTCTTCTAATTTTTTATTGAATGCTACAATCTGTTTTGCCATCAAAGCGTTTTGTTTATTAACTTGCATCAATAACTTTGTACTTTGAACAACTTGCTTCTGCATACTAGCAACCATTTTTCGTAAGATATCATCAGAAGCACCTGTACTATTCTCTTCATTATCAATCTGTTGATGTGTGTCATCCTTTTCTTCTGAATAATCTTCGTTAAAAACTATTTCCCCATTTGAATATTTAAAGGCTTTAGGTCTAAAAACTTGAGAGAAATTTTCTGGTAAATTTTCAATATCAATGCCTTCTTCAAAGCCACCAATAACAGCATATGAAATAATCTCATTGCGTTTATTAACTAATATTTGCATTATCTTCTCACTCCTATAATTTTGTTAATTGTTCCTCTATTTGCGTTCGCACCAGAGCCTCTTTGACTTCCTAAGTCGAAATAGACATCGTTTGATATAGTTAAAGATGTACGACTAGATTTAGTTAATCCAAACTCATAAACACCTCCACCATTTCCATCACCATCTGGAAGATTTGAGGGATTCAATGAAATTTTACCGCCACCAAAGGGATTGCCAAACTCAGTAAAGTCTCCCCCTGGAAAAGTTCCATAAAAAATTAACAAAATAAATTGATCTAAACTCTCATTTAAGTACAATGTAGAGCCCACACCATTTGCTGTTCCCTCAAAAATAACCGAATACCTTTTATTAAACTTGTCATCTGCGTATAATTTAGCGTTACTTTCGGCCATATTAGCTTTTGATTGAGCACTTTGAACAGTTTCAAAAGGTGTATTGTAATCATTAATAGCTAATTCTGACCACTCAGACCATGAATCCCCTTCTTTTCTTTTAACAAACACTTTATTTGTACCGTTCGGTCGGTAAGTCATACGCTTGTAATCTGAAGTTACTACTAAATATTCGACAGTACCGTTAGTACTAACACCTCTTGGATAATTTATAGCTTGTGATACATAAATAAATTGCGTTGTATCTCCTACTCTTTGTTCTGGATTGTTAAAATCAAATCCAGTAATCTGCATTATCTTACCATCATCTTTGGTAATCTTAGCTTTTTGCCAATTCGATGTTGAACCACTTGTGACTAAACCACCGCTATTTACCGATTGCTTGAAAGCCTCATGTTTCTCATCCATATATCGCTTTTGCTCATCAAATGTTCTTGAATAAGACTGAGCTTTATTTTCCAAATCGGTTATATGGCTATTAGCAAGTTGCTTTAATTCATCAATACTTGAAGATTTTGCTATTTGAATATCTGATAGACCTTTTTCTTTAGCTTTTTCAATCAGACTCGCATAATCCTCACCATTTTTTATAGCCTCGTCCATTGCTTTCGCGCGATCCATAATAGTTTTTTCTAATTCTTGAAACTCAACAATATAGTGTAATTTTGTTTCAGAGGGAATCTTGCTAAACAAACTTTTTTCAACGTTAAATGTGATAGTTCTCTCGACAACTACCACGTCTGAATTACCTAATTCTGCAACCGAAACTTGAGCTTGATAACTTCCATCTCGTTTAATTACATCGTTAGGTAATTGAAATTTTAATGTGCCTTTAAATGGATCTAATATTTCTAGTGGAGCAACCACCATAACTCCTTTACCTCGAATCGCTATTCGTGCTTTGATATTTTCTTCACTCAATAATAACGGTTGATTATTTTTAGTGATATTAAAAAGAAGAACAGAAGAATCACTCTCTCCTGTTCTAAAAGTTATATCTAGATTTGAAATATTTTCATAATGCGCTGTGTTCTCTAAATTAATATTTACAGATTTCTCTAAATTACTCATTAACTTATAATTCTCCCTTCGTGTAAAGTCCATGGCCCTGAACTTGTTTTACTATCATAGTTTTTCAATAGTATCTCAGCAGATGCTGTAACACTATTACGAACTAGCCTATGAACAAAACCACCTGTATTTGAAGCTTCTACATATAAGTTCCAACCTGCTACCCCTTTACGTTCAGTCGGAAAATCTGTAAACCGTTTTGTATCATCTGTTGTTAAGTAAAACGACATACCTACTATATTAATATCTGACATTTTTGTGATGAATGAAGGTACTCTCTCCCATTTACCACTATTTTTAGGCACATAATTCCAGTCCGAAATGTCTCCCGTTCTCCCAGAAAGCACCCTTTCAAAAGTCATCATGTTTCTTGCATAACTATTACGCGTTAATATTTGAATAACATCTCCGCCAGTTTGTGGTGGTTTTACTTCTAAGAACCAACCTGCATCGCGCCATTCTCTTGGTAGTGGGAAATCATCAATTTGAACTGTATGATCTGTGTATAAATAATAAAGACCTGGCTCTGTTAACATTCCAAGGTTTGTTAGTTTATCAGGTCTCATTGGTAAAGGTTTAACTCTACCGCCTGTATCACTCATGATAAAAGGGACGCCTCTCGAGTGCAGAATTTCTAAAATACCTCTTTGGCCAATCATGAAAATACGATGTGTTCTATTTCCATCGCCACCAACAGTAACACCTAGCATCAAAGCCTTTTTACCGCTATCTTTATCATAGTATATTTGCAGACCCTCTGCTTCCGCAAATTCACCAGGAAATGAATCAAGTGTGCCACCATAATCAGCATCAACTTGATATACTTCTTCTCCTGTTTCTAAATCGAAAGCCGTTAAATAGTTTCTATTATTCGGATTACTATCTCCTGTGTACCAATACAAGTATTTTTCATCAAAAGTCACACCTTGCATTGGCTGAGTTTCATTTGTTAGTCTCATAGGAATGCTAATTTTATGCAAAACTTTATCAATATTTTTATCAACATCGTCTAAACTTCTTATCTCTATATAATTCATTGAGTTTTCAAGTTCCCATTGACTTCTAGGTCTCTCAATTCTGTATAGAATTTTATTTTCTTTTTCATTTATGACTGGTGTGATATAAGGCTTTTCTGGATGTCCTGTAAATACGTCTTGCATACCATACTTGCCATAACTAATCTCTACATTAGGCGTGTACTTAAAGCGAACTAAGGTGTTTTCATTATTACCATTTAAGATAAAACTATAAATCCATAACTCATCATCAATATATCTATAACCGTTATGTGTACCATGTCCGCCACCTACAATTAATGAGCTGTCTATAAATTGCCCATTAGGTCTTAAACGACTTAACATATAACCGTTATTTCTTGCTTGTGTCATGTACACTATACCGGTTCTGTTATCAAACCAGAAGGATTGCATTACTGCATTTGTAAGAGGTGCAAGTTCTGTCACAAATAAAAATTCTTGCTTATCAGGTTCAAAACGATACTCGATATCAAGAATTTCTTGTTTGGTCTTATTTAATTCTCTTATAGTTTCCTCTTTATTAATTTGAGTTTTGGTTTCCCAATCGTCTAAATGTTCTTTTAATGTGTCAAAGGTTTCGCCGTTTACATTAACTCGAGCTTGAACAATCTCATTAGCACTGTTATTACGTGGTGCCACAACAAGTGCGTTAATTTGACTTTGTAAAGATTTGTTTACTGCTGCTTGCGATCTACCATTATAATAAATTTGCTCAGCGAAGTGTTGAATTGTTTTAGCTTTCTGATGCAACTTAAACTCTGTTGTCAAGCCAAGTGCAAATTGCTCTATTCTTTGCAAGTTTTGTACTTCCTTAGCTCTATAATCTCGACCTGCTAAAGCTCCCAAATCCTTTATTAAATACAAATTTTCCATAATGCACCTTCCTTTCTAATAAAATAGCACTGTACCAAGTTTCCCACTATCGTCAACTGTTATTTTCCACAATTTACCGTTTGGGGATTTCTGTACAATGCTATTTTGAATAATTCCTGCTTCGCCTATTTTTAAATTATCTAATTTATTTTTATCATCTACCGAAATGATACCGTCTTGAGGCAATCCATCAATATCACTACTGCCTGCATAAGGTATCCCATTTATAGCTTTCCAATGTGTAGCTGGAAAGTACTGTTTATCGTTTTCAAGTAGCGCTTTGATTTTAACTTCTTCTGTTGCCATTATATTAATACACTCCCTATATCCATTGTCTCGAAAGGAGAATTCAAAGTACTAGTGTATAAATGATTTATACGATTTGCTTGATAGTTATATCTATTATCTTGTGCAATAACTCGTCTGTTAAGCGCTTGTTGAATTTGTACCATATCTTTTATTTCATTGCTGAAAGACACTTCATCTATTGCGTTTACAAATGGATGTGACCTATCAAGTTTAACAACCTTTAATTCAGTGTTATATCCCATTAATTCATGAACAAAAAATACGCTATCTCTTGGTTCTATTTTTTCATAACCTATATAATTAACATCTAATTCAGTCTTAGGAGTATCATTTATTTGCTTTTTTGCAAATTCTAACAGCTTATCCTGTGTTTCGATATCTTCATTTGTTTGCGTATTAGCATATCGAATCCCAAACTGCTTTGCACTATCTGCGACATAATCAACAATTGCTTTGTATTGATTGCGACCTGAATTATCAGCAATTAAATTTAAGACTGTTGATTTTTCAGTTCCAACGTACATACAAGGCTTCGCTTTTTTATTTGAAGATCCATCAATTCTATTTTTGGGGTCTTCTCCTAAAAATATCATTTCTAAAACATGCTTGCCTTTATCAATATTTTTTATTAAATCTATTGTTTCAGACTGAACCGACTTAGCAAAACAAGAAATTTGCTTAATTTGCTTGCCGTCTAAAATCAACTTATATATTCCACCTTGGGAACCTTTTTTGATTGTAAATCTAACTGTTTCATTACCATACTTGCAATTAAAGTTAATAGTAGCTTTAGAACCAATTGTTTCAGTCCGATAAGTGCCTTCTTTTATGAAACCATTTGAATAATTAATGTCAGTTGTTTTAATAGGGTTATAATTTTTCTTTTCCTCAGCTGTGTACTTTTTCCCAAAAACTTTTATAGCTGTTCTTAATTCCAACGTACTGACAGTAGCAGACACAGTATCAGTATTATATTGATACCTTATTACTTTTTCACTTCTTTGATAGAATGTTTCAGGAGAATAAAAACATATCTCCGTATCATTTGGATAAATAATACAACCAAACAAATCTACTGCTTCTTTACAATATTCTAAGCCATTTTTATTACCTAATTCATCAATTGGTATTTTTCTTTTAAAATCTCCAATTATTTTATAGGTCATCTTGACTGACGTTTTTTGATTTGCAAATCCATATCTTAAGTACTCATCTAAAGAGTATTCTGGCGTTTTATCAGTTTCGCTACTGTCGTCATCAAGCTTATTTGATTCCACTGAGTGATTTTGAAATTCATACATTATGTGATACGCCGTAACTTCAATAAAAACTTTATCACCTTCAACCTTTGGCGCTGTCTGCTTAATTGTGTATTTTTCACCATGATAAATTATGAAGTTTTCACAAATCAATAAATCAAAAACAAAACTATTATGAGTAGTTCTATAAACTGTAAAGGTGATGTACCTAGCTTCATTCAGTTCATAATATTCTTTAAAAGACCCATAATCTACATCTAGTAAATTTTCACAAATCAATTCATTAAAATCCATTACTGATAAATGATCATGATAATCCATTAAGTCACCTACCTATAAATAAAAGGAAACTTAAATGTAGTTTTAATATCACTGACGTCTCCTTTAATCTTAAATTCATTTTTACCTGGCGCTAATGTTATAATGCCTCTATTTGTATCAATTCCCACTCTATTTATATCTCGATATGCATACACACCATCTAAAACAAAATCAGTGTTTTTATCTATACTTTTGTTGTACTTAAAAGTATCTCCTGTTGTATAGTTAACTAGTTCAAATCCTCCACTCGCATTTAAATTAATTAATATTTTCAAATCGTGCTTGAATCGTGGATTTATCGTATCAGTGGAACCGTTCCAAATAGTAAATTGATTTGATGTATGTGTATATTTAGGTGTGAAATCAAGAGGAATTCCATTTTCAAACATCCAATTAGAGTCGAATAAGAACTCGCTATCGGTCCAATTAACTGATTCAGAATATCCTTTATAAACATTTAAACTAACTTCAATTTCAGTTGAAGAACCATCTTTTAAATTAGATGTAACATTAGCTGTATTCACTGCATATTTAACACCAGGCATTTGAGAAGTAATAACATAATAAGGATGTCTGCGATTAAACACAGATCTAAACCAATGCTCAAATAAATTTAAATCTATAACATCTATACCATCATAGCCAAACCTTAATACTAATGAAAAAGGCGCAAAACTAATTGCGCCCGGTAAAATACCATCTACTCCGTTAATAGTTACACTGTTATCATTGGTGTTTGGACTTTCAGCCCTTGCATCTAAAAATATAAGCTGATTAAAATCTGTTATTACTTCTTCCTTGTAACCATCTATGATTTTTACAAAAGATTGCATTAATTAGTCAAACCTCCCATATAATTATTTGCATTTGCTCTATGTCCACTTTGTTTTGACAATATTTTTTCTAAACCTCTAATTGCATCATTAGAACCTAAGTTATTATCCTGAGAAGAAACAGTTTGAATCAATGCATCTGTTAATTTATTTCCTTTATCACTTAACATAACAATTTGTTCCAACAATTTTTCAACTGTAGAAGTATCATTATTTACAGTGATGTTATTTGGCTTGCCATCCATACCGATGATGCGCATAACCTGTTCAGTTAATTGAATTGCTCGTTTACGTCTAGTTAAAGGGATAACCATCTCCTGTTTATCTCCTTCACCCACTTCAGCAAGTTGATGCTTTGTAATCAAACCACCATTCGCATATCTTCTTGGACCACTTGGAGACCAACCACCTCTTGGGTTAAACTGTGAGCGCCAATATCTGTTGTTAAAGAACGCTAATAACTGATCGTAACCACTATATATGTTGTTGTGACCTCTAACAGCATAATGTCTAAATGTTTGTGGGATATATTGAAGCAATCCTTTTGCTGGATTGCCCTGTAAAACGTTGATGTCTCTAAGCGAACTAGATTGAGTTATACCTGCATTTCCTCCTGATTCGTGTTGAATCAAGCTAATGATATTTCCTACATCACCCGAAGTAACATTAACACCCATTCGTTTTGCTGCACGACGTATATCGCCTGCCCAAGCAGATGCAGCCTTATTAACACCTGAACCACTTCGAACGCCACTACCTTTAAGTGACTTCAACCATTTCATAGGGTCTTTAGCTGTATCATTACCTGGATGTGACCCTTGCATCAATTGGAAATGCAAGTGTGCTCCTCTAACGAAATTACCTGTAGCACCGGATTTCCCTATCAGTTGACCAGCTTTAATACGTTGGCCTTGTCTTACTAATTGCTTAGATAAATGCATATACCAATTCCATTCGTTAGCACCGGTCTTAATTTGTATAGAATTACCGCCACCGTAATCAGTCCATACTTTATCAGCTATACCGCCTTTAACAGCATAAATGTTCGTTCCTGGATCCATGCCAAAGTCGACACCATAGTGACGACCGCCATTAAAGTTAAGTCCACCTGTGTAACTCCCAAACCTTTGCCAAATTGGATAGTCAAATAGATAGCTTCCATCGCCTCCGCCACCAAAATCTTCAAACCACGATTTTACTTTGTCTACTAATTTCTTTTTGAGCAATGAGTATGCGCCTTTAGCAATTTTTACTGTAGCGTTAGCTCCGCCTCCAAAATTAATATTTAAACCTGACATTACTTTATTTACTAGTTTCCCTGGATGTTGTACGTAATCCCACACATCGCCGATTTTATCACCTAACCAAGATGCACCATCTTTGATTTTATCGCCTGCCGCTTCAACCATTTCTTCTGCACCTTTTTTGATATTATGAGCTGTGTTTTTGGCTTTAGAACCGAAGTCCCCTGCTTTTTTACCAAGATTTTCAGTAACTTGTTCCATCCATTTTTTCTTTTTCGTACCACCATGGAATTTTGGTAAAACACCCATCCGCTGTAACTTCAAAGTGTCATTGGCATTTATTACACTATCTCCAACTCCTAGTGGAACAACCACATCTCGTCCTTGGGGTGCATGGAATGTTCCGTCAGCTCTGTGAATTACTTCTTGAACACCCCCACCTGGGGCATTCCCAGAACCTCTATCATTTAATACAGCAAATGTCGGTTGAGTTAATGCTCCCGAATTATCGGTAGCTACACCCTTTCCTGCTAAAGTACCAGTAGACAATGTAGGTATTGGCTTGATGAGATTTTTATCAGTAATGGCTTTAGATATTTTATTAATACCGCCAACCATGCTATTCAAACCGCCAATAGCTTTATTAGCAACATTTTTACCTAAATCAGCCGCAGCTCTTCCCATGTCTTTACCAATATCTCTAATCCAATCATATGTTTTTGATAGCCATTTTCTAAAACCATTAAATACTGATTTAGCGTTAGACCATGCCGAACTTGAAATTGCATCAAAACGATCGTGGGCTCTTGAATACATATCCCCAGTCCAACCTTTTAAAGATTTGTATGAGTTACCAAACCATTTCGATGTGCCTTTCCAAACGGATTTTGCATTCGACCATGCTGTACTAGAAATATTATCCCATTTCGAGCGCGATTTATTAGCCATATCCGTTAGCCGGCCCTTTGCACTTTTATATGCATTGCTAAACCATTTTGATGTGCCTCTCCAAATAGATTTTGAATGCGCCCAAGCTTTATCTGAGGCATCTGAATACTTTTGCTTAGTTTGATTGTAAATACTTCCTGTAGTCGATTTAACAGATTGCCAAGCTTTTCCAAACCATTTACCAGTACTATTAGCTATAGCCTTAGTGTGATATCCTACAGAACTTTTGGCTGAGCTCCAACTTGAACTTAATTTGCTTGGAATTCCTTTGATTCCACCCCACATTTTTTTCATTTCGCCGCCAAAATGATTAGCATTTCTGCCCATTTTACTAAAAGCTTCGCCAGTTTTAGTTTTTACGTCGTCCCAAGCTTTTCCAAACCATTTCTTTATATTTTCTCTGTTTCTACGAGCTGTTTCTTCTTGTTCTTTAGCGTACTTATCACTTTTCTTCTTTTGGTCTTCTCTGAAGTTAGACCACCAACTTTTAAGGCCATTCCACCACTTTTCAGTATTTTTATATACACGACCACTGGATAAATCCATCTCTTTATCAATATCTTTATTTTGCTTTTTAACAACGTCTACTACAGCATCTTTTTTAGATTTTGCCTTTCTTACTTCATCCTTATGTCTTTGATCAGCAATAGCTAACAATTTATCTTTTTCAGACTTAGAAAGGTTGACGTTATTTTTTATAGCAATGACATCATCTTCATATTGCTTGTCCACTTCTTTTTTTCTTGCTTTTCTTGCTTTTTCTGCTTCTTTAATTGCTTTGCTCGCTTCGTCTATTGAATAAGCATTTCTGTTTCTTTGCATTCTTACTAAAATACGCTCTTGCTCTTTTTCAGTCTTACTCAGTTCTTTAACAGTGATGTCACGTCTTTGATTTTCAAGCTTTTCAATTTCTTTTCTTTCATTTTCTGAAATCTGACCATCACTTAAAGCTTCTTCTTTCAATTCTTTGATTTTCTGATTGAGTTCTTGCTCTTTTTTAATTCGCAAGTCATTTTTTTCTTTAGTTCGAGTTAAAATATTTTGCTTTTCTTGTTCATCGAATGCACTATACTTATCAATTAGTTCTTGAGTTTTTTCGAGTTCCTTTTTATTTCTTTTTTCTATTTCAGCTATAAGGTTATTAGATAAATCCGTTTCAATTTTCAAAAATTTTTTTGCTTTGTCTTCTGATATCTGACCCGAGTTTAAACGTACTTTTTCCATGATTCTGTTGTTTTCTTCAGAATAGTGTACGTATTTTTCTAAAGCTTTTTCTGTTTCTTTTGAAACGCCTTTTCCTAGCACTTTTACAGTATCAGATGCCTTCTTAGAAGCTGTGCCCATGGTTTGCATAAATCCTTTAAACTTGTTGACTCCTACTTTCAGAAGGTCATCGTCACTCAAAGATTTATAACTATCTTTCATATCCTTTGAAAACTTTTCTTTGAAGCTTTTGCCTATACTTCCAAGATAATTTTTAAACTCTCCTAGCTTCCTAACAGCACCGCCAATAATTTTGCTACCAAAAAACTTTATAGTTTCTCCTAAACCGTTAATACCGTTTCTGAACCATTCCACACGATCATATGCGGTTTTAAAAACTTTATAAGCAATTGTAATAGCAGTTATTGTAGCACCTATAGGTCCTGTTAAAGACCTTAAGGCTGCACCAGCAAATCTTGCGCCTCCACTTACTGCAAATAAGGATTTTGCGGCTAATCCTAAACCGTTTTTCAAAAGTTTGAACGGTAAAATTGCTAGCTTTGCAGAATTTTTCAAAACATTTATAGGTTTTAAATTAAACAACATAGCTCCGGCTAATCCTTTAAAGCCTTTTGACGTTTTTCCTGTAGTAGTTCCAAGAAATAAGGTTTGAAGACCTAAAGATTTCATTGCTTTTGAATTGGTATTAGAAAGAATTGTATTTTCAGCGATACGTCTATTTAATGATGCATAGCCTTTAGCCGCGCTTCCAACTGCACGTATTAATAAGCCACCAGCAAGAACAGCAGGGCCAATAGATGCACCAAAAATTGCTAGACCTACTGAAGCCTTTCTAACCCAACCAGGAAGATGTGTAAATCCATCAACTAATTTTGTTAATCCTTCCGCACCTGCTCTAATCATAGGCGTTAAATCTTTACCAACTTCAATTGCTAACGATTCAAAAGCGCCACCTAATTGTTCCAGAGCGCCTTTGAGGTTATCTTTCATCAAATCAGCTGCTTTTTTACTTTCACCATTAGAGTTCTTCAATGATTTGCTATAGCTATTAATTTTATCTGGACCCGCTTCAATCAAGGCTAAAAATCCACTTGCCGCTTCAGTACCAACTATTGTAGCCACTGTAGCTAGTTTTTGTTCTCTCGTCATGCCTTTCATGTTATCTTGGAACTGTCTAATCAATTCGCCCATTCCAACAAACTCACCTTTAGCATCAGACAAATGAATACCTAATTTTTTCATTTCCTTAGCTGTACTTTTGCTTGGATTAGCTAGCCTAATAAACGAAGCTCTTAAGGCAGTACCTGCTTGAGACCCCTCTAAACCTGAGTTAGATAAAACTTCAATTGCTGCAGAAGTGTCCTCTATTGAAACTCCTAATGCTTTTGCTGGAGTACCTGCATATTTTAATGCATCTCCCATGTATTGAATATCTGCAGCACTGTCATTAGCTGATCTCGCAAGTAAATCAGCAACATGGTTTGCATCAGATGCTTTTAAACCGAAAGAATTAATCGCTGATGCCATTACAGTTGCAGTTGTAGCCATTTCTGCTCCACTTGCTTCTGCTGCACTGATAACACCCGGCATAGCCTCCATTGTTTGTTTAGCATTAAATCCTAAAGCTGCCAATTCTTCCATACCTTTAGCAACTTCGTTAGCACTTTTACTTGTTTTAGCTCCTAAGTCAACTGCTTGATTAGACATGCTTTTTAAGTCTTTACTGCTTGCTTGCGCAATCGCTCCAACTCGAGACATTTGCCCTTCAAAGTCTGCACTCGTTTTTAATGCTGCACCTAACCCTACAGTAATTGGTGTAGATACACCCATCGTCATTGTACGTCCCAGGGAAGTCATTTTGTCTCCAATAGAACTAAATTTCTTTGACATGACATCCGCTTGACTTGCAAGTTTACCGAAATGGCTTTGAGCTATCATTTGTTCTTTGTTAAAGGCCTTCATTTCGGATGAAGCTTTATCTATTGAACGCTCCAAATTATTTAAAGCAGCTTTTTCTTTATTAACAGCTGTTTCAGCTTTTGCGACATTAGCGCTATGATTCTTAATAGTATTGTTTAAATCATTAAATTCTTTTTCTGTTTGCTTTAATTTAGTATTAGTTTTAGCGTAAGAATTTTCTATTTTTTCGTTTGATTTTGAAAGATTATCATTTTGTACTTTTAGTTTTTGAACTTGATTGCCTTCTTGTTTATATTGTTCAACAAGTGCTTTATGCTTAGCGGACTGTTTCTGTACTGCATCACTCGCTCTTTTTAACTGAGCAGTAGTAGCTTGATTACTATTCTTAAGCTTCTGCTCAGCTTCTCTCAACTGTTTAAGTTTTTGATACGCATCTTGTTTACGTTGATTTGTACGTTTATATTGATTTTCAGCTTTTTTGAGTTCTGTATTCGATGATTTTAAGGCTTCTTTTGATTTATCAAGAGCTAATTTTTCTTTTTTATTAGCTCCTACTAGCTTTAAATATGCTTTCTCAACATCTTTTACACTGGATTTAGCTTTTTGGTAATTAGCGTTAACTTGTTTAAGCTCATCTTCTACTTGAGAATACATCTTTTTTTGAACTTTAAGCCTATCATTTAACCCCTTAATTCTCGCCTGATATTTTTCCATTGATTTTTCAGACTTATCAAATGCTGACAGATTAGCTTTCATTTCACTATTAACAACACCTAATTGTCGCTTTAAACCTTTCATGCCTTCTTGGACACCTAAATGGTCTAATTTCAACTCCAAGGTCATGCCTTCTACTTTTTCATTCATATTAACCTCCTTTCTAGCTTCCAAAAAGTTTTCTTAAATCCGTACCTGTAATGACTTTTTGTTCACTTTGTTTTTCTTCAGTCTCTTCTTTATTCTCTTCATTAAGTATTTCTAAAAGTTTTACATACGGCTGTTTTCTGACTTCAGTTAATGTCCACCCATACTGCTCCATACAGAAACGTTGTATTTTCTTAATGTTCGATAAAATGTCTTTTATTGAGATTGTTCTTCTGTCTTTCCCATCTCTTCTGGTTCAGTTTCTGAATCTTCTTCATCTTCACCATTGATTTCTCGAAATATATCTTTCAAGGCTTTTGTATAAGTTTTAGTGCTCATCTTGTTCAGAACATCTTCTTCAGTCAATCCTTCATCTTTAAATAAATCTACTAATAACTGTCGCTCTTTTTGTCTCATTTTTGTTGCGTTAGGTGCTTCTTTTTTATTCTCTTGATTTACTAATTCTAAATACTCATAGCATTTTTCTGCTTCGCCCATTGTCACATCTTCTTTTGTATAGCTCTCTGTTTTTCCTGTTTTACGGTCTTTAATTTCAAATTTAATCATTGTATTAGCTCCTTTTACTCAAATAAAAAAGACGCAGATATTCTGCGCCTTAAATCCCTATCCGTTTGTTACTGTTACTGTAATTTGTCCTGACTTATCGCTTCCATCAGTAGACGTAGCAGTGATTACTGAAGTACCTTCAGCTACACCGTGAATTGCTCCTGTATTTTCATCTACAGTAACAAATTCTGGATGTTCACTTGTATATTTCAATATTTTATTCGTTGCTGTGCTTGGTGCAATGTTTGGCTCAACATTGTCATCGGTATTTACCATAATTGATTTAGTTTCTGGTGTAAATGATACGCCTGAGACTAGAATTGGATTGGTTTTGAATTGAGGTACATCAACTTTACTAGATTCTTTACCATTTTCTTCCCATGCCACTTGGTAAGTACCTTTTGGATAAGTTGTATCCGCTTCTAAATTAGATAAAGTTACTGACACTTTGCCTTCACCTTGTTCAGAAGCTACGACGTCGTCTCCTTTATAAACCTTTAAAGTTTTAGTCATATATTAATCTCCTTTTGATTTTTTTGAAAGCCCCTATTCTGCTGAAACTGTTGCAGATTTTGAATTAACTGCTACTTCAACATTTTGGGGGTTAGCTGGGTAACGAATCTTCAGAATCATCAGAATGATCTTCACTGTCTGTGTACCCCACAAATACCTTTTTGAAGAATTCTGCTTCTCCTTCTTTACCTTCATGATACCCGTATACAATACCTTGTGGAGTTCCATCAACATCAACTTTTCTATTCATCCAGTCACCTGTTAATTTTGTAGGTTCTGGGGCTTCTGCTTTTTCACCTCGTGTTTTAAATTCAATTGAATCTAAACTAAAAGTACCTTTAAGTAAGGCTACATATACCGGCTGACCTGTTAAACCATCTTCCGATTCGCCAATTACTGTTACATACGGTGCTCTTGTATTCTCTCCTACCCAAGATGTACCATTTTTATCTTTAGTACGTCCAATAACTGTGTTTAAATCATCACTTGGAATATTGAAAATACTCATGTCAGACTTAACTTCATTAGTACCTTGTTTTTTCATCCATACACGTTTGTTAGATGCAAACATATCTACTAAATCTGGTGCTAAACCTGTGATATTTAGGTCAACTGTACCACCTTTTTCATCTTCCCATGTCATGCGTTTAACTACTTTTGTTGCTTCTGGGTTAAAAACTCCAACGTATAATCTTTTAAAACCTACTTTATAAGAACCTTGTCCTTCTGCCATTGCTTATTTCCTCCTTAAAAATTAAAAAGCACACCTATTCGATGCGCTGATTTTTATAATATATATTTTTTGGTATGCCTTGATAACGTCTCGACATCACATAACGTTTAGTTTCTTCAAAATAAGCATCTAACTGACTAGATGCTTGAATTAAATTTTGTTGATATAACAGGTATCTTATTCGTTTTGTTATATCAATTGTTTTCTGATGATTTGCAGATTCTACATCTATTTGAATTAAATATTCCTCACTGAGATATTTATCAGACATATAGTCTGAAGGCAAATCATAAACAGGTGTTATAACAACAAAAGGTTTGGAAGTTTCAGCATTTTCAGTGACTTTATAATAGTATATTCTAGAATTTATATGTGTTTTGAGCTCTACATCAGATAGTAAAATTCCTTTTACAGTGTTTAATATATTCATTTATCTGGCCAACTCCTTTTTTATAATTTCTCTATACTTCCGTTCACTAGCAGCTAATGTTTTTGCAATAACTCCAAAACCTCTTGGTGTATATTTTTTTCCATCTCTTGTATAACCATGTTCATTCAAGTGAATAATGTTTTTGCGATTCATAGGGCCTACCCATTCAATTAAAACAGCTCTTTCTTGACTTCCTACTTTTGTATAAGGCTTAGATTTAGTCATTTCTTCTATGCTAGCACCCGTATCTTTAAAACTCTCAAATTCTTTCTTTAAAGCCTTTATAAAAAATTCGGATGCTTCATTTAAAGCTCTATCACTCTTAGCTTGCATTGCTTGTTTTCCGTATACCGATTCTAATTTCTTCAACACTTCAGGTATTCCTTTAATTTCTACACTCATTTTTCTGATAAAACCACTGTACTATAGCCTATATCTGGTGTATCAATCCTGATTTCTTCAATGTTGAATAATTTATCGGAATATAAACCTCTGTCAATCTTAACCAAGTGATTTGTTTGTGGTAGATATTCAGTTTTAGAAGACCTGACAATTATGGTTAATCCTGATTTTGATTCAGTCGCTTTTAAAATTTCTCTATCTTTCATAGAAGGGTTATAAATTTTACAAAAGCAACTATACAATTTCATTTTTTCCTCTTCATCTGGATATGGTCCTTTGTTTATATATTGAAAAAAATACGCGCGATCTTTAAATTCATTAAATTCCATTTAAAAATCACCTACCACTTTTTTAATTTCAAAATCATTTTTTGCAATCCTTTTTCATTAAACACCTTGCTTCTAGATTGGTCATTTGAGTACCCACGACTTTCATAATCTCTTGCAATGATATATTTAATCGCTGTACAAAAAAGCGGGTATTCCAAGTCATTTTTGTCATAATCTGGAACCCCACTTAATAGTAACTCAGACTTAGCCGATTGAATGAGACCTTCAATTAAATCATTTTCGAAATTATAGTCAATTCTCAACCACAATTTAATTTCTTCTAAACTCATTTCATCACCCCTATTCGGCTGATATTACAGCTGATTTAGCCTTAGCTGTTACATTAACCTTTTGGGGCTTAGCTGGGTAATGAACCTGTATTTTCTTTTGCTTTTGCAATTCTGAATGCACTGTCTAATGTACGTTGCTGATCATACCATGCAGTTAATACAAACAAATATTCGCCTTTTTTAACATCTTTATCAGTGTCATAAGTTGTTCCATCATAGTTAATTCCAAAATAATTGAAATCTCCCACAATAGGTTTAACTGCTGCATCTGTAAATACTACGGGTTTGCCAAATACTTTTTCTGCTGGTGTGTCAAAGAAATTTGTTGTTCCATTTGAAAGAACACTAATAATTTTGACATAATCTGCATATCGCATGTAAATTGTTGCGTTATCACGATAATCTTCATGCAAATCTGCTAAAGCGTTAATAATAGCATCATACATGTCTGCTCCCTCAACTTCTTTAACAGATCCATTATAAAATGACATGTGTTCTAATCCAGATTTAGGACTTACTGCTAAGGCATCTTTACGCTCTTTAGCTGCTAATCCTGATTGTAGTGCGTTTTCAACCCAGTTTACTAAATCTACATCTGATCCATGAATTACAGTATCTGAAATTGCAGCAAATACTTTGAATTTATTAGTAGTGAATTTAACTGTATCACCTTTTAATTTTAATTCTTTTGCTGTTTCTATGTCTGTAATGAAGTCATCATCGTCTAAAGTATATGAAACTCTTGGAATCTCTAAACCTTTAATGTTAGTTAGACGAGCTTTTTCACGTAATTGGTTTTTAGCAAATGGTTCTGAAACAATTTCTTTAGAGAGTGTTTTTGGTAAGAGTTTATCACCACCTGAATCATTACCTGTTGGTAAAGCGTGTAATAAACGTTGTGCCTCCATTGAAGGTTTTTCAAATTCATTTGGTAAAATCGCGTGACGATAAAACTCTGCCTTAGCTTTAACCATCTTCTCATGATCATTTAAAGATTGATAAGCTTCTCCTGTGTCTTTAACTTTCGCTTTTTCTTTTTCTTCAATGTCTTGTACTTGTCTTTCAACAATGGTAAATCTTTGTTGTAAGCCTGCTTTTTCTGTTTCTAGTTGTTTGATGTCTTCCATATCAATATTTGGATCTGTTGCTTTCTGACTCAACTCATCATTTTTATTTTTTAATTGTTGTCCAATCATACCTAATGATTGTTTTAATTCATATAATGTCGGCATTTCATTTCCTCCTAATAATTCATTGTCATTTTTAAAATTTCGCATTCGCGTTTAATTTTTTCTCTTTTTTCTTTTTCTTCTAGTGACATACTTTCTTTAGGTGTTTCAACCAATTCAGATGTATCTACATCATCAATTTTTGTGATTTTGTCTACATCTTTCTTTAAATCTTCTGGGACGTTCTCGAAACGCTTATATTGCTCTTTAGAGATACTAGCAGCTATTTCATTAGCTCCTAAAATTTCATCTATCAATCCGAAAGACAAGGCTTCTTCTGCAGTAAGCCAAGTTTCTGCATCTAACATCTGTTTTAAGTGTTCTTGATCTAAATCTTTTGCTTTATCTAAATAAGCTGAATTACTAACTGCATCTGTTTTTTCAAGTAAATCCGCTGTCTTTCTTAATTCTTCTGCATTACCTACAGTCATAACCCATGAATTATGAATCATTAAAAAACTATTTTTGTGCATAAAAATAGCGTCACCACTCATAGCGATAACACTAGCAATTGATGCCGCTAAGGCATCGACATAGATATTAATTTTTGCAGGATGCATTTTTAGCATATTGTATATTGCATGTCCTTCAAATACACTGCCTCCAGATGAATTTATATGAACATCTATTTCACTGATGTCTCCTAGTTCATCTAGTTTATTTTTGAAATCTGTAGCAGTTACATCACTTTCAAACCATTTATCACTTACAATATCACCATAAATAAATATTTCACCTTTACTTTTTGATTTTCTTTTCATTTGAAAATACTTAGCTTTCATTGACATTTTTATCACCACCTTTCAAAGATTTTCTTAATTCAAGTGGCGTGTCAATCGGATACAAATCTCCGCTTATTAGTGGCTTGTCTCCACCTTCAACTGGTGGTAAATCCTCCCACTCTCTAATGTCATTTATAGTGTAATAGCCACTACGAACTGCTTTAAAGTACACTTCTGCTTGTGTTGCACTATCAGCCCTTAAATAAGATTTAACGTTAAATTTAAAATACCTATTTTTTTCTCTGTCTGTTTTAGTAAGTAGTTTCCGATTAAATTCTTCTTCGTACTGTTTGACGATTGGCAATAAGGTATGCTGCAAGTAAAATCTGTTTAACTCTTCATTTTTCGCGAAATTTGTATTTGATCTTGCATTTAAGAATACTGAGGGCAATTGAAAAACGTTAGCTACTCTTTCTCTTGTTAAATTCTCGCTTGCCACTATATCTTCAGAGACATATTTTTTAGGTAACGGTTCGATTTCAACACCAGGCTCTTGGAATAATATCCCACCGTTTTCTTCATAGTACTGTTTGAAATCTTCTAACACTTGCTGCCTTTTTTCTTTACCTACATTGGAACCATATTTAAGCATGAAAGAATCAGGTTTTTGCATTTCTGTAAGATTAAAGGTTCTTACTGCATTATCAAAATCAGTTGTATTCTTCAACACATCAATCGGACTAATGCCTTGCACCATATTAGACGCCACGATGTGTTTAAAATGCAACATGTCCATATTATGAACAATCAATTTGTTTCCAGTTGCAGCATGAATGGAATAATAAAGTTCACGTGATTGGTTTTCAATTAACATTTCAACAACATCTGGATTTAATAAGAAAAGCTTTGATGGTTGATGATAGATGTCTCGTTCAATTAGCACATATGCATTACCTTTTTCATTTCTGATTGTTTCAATTTGATTAATAAAATCAAAACTGCTCAGAGAATTATTCGGTGACACTGTAAGTAAATCAGATACTTCTGTATTAACTACTTTATAATCTTCATACATTTTCAAGGGCAAACTAGCCATCGAATTAGATAACTTTGTAATAGCTGAAAATATCGTTTCATTAGTTTCAAGCGTATTATTAATTACACCCCAAAAAGATTTATTTTTCCATGGGCTAAAGTCATAAAGCTTAGAAGTTGACTGATCAATCCAATTGTCTATCATTTTTTTCTTTATGCGTGTAACAATATTCTCTTTTGCGATAACATTCACCTCCTTAACGCAGTATGTCTTTAATACTAATAAACTCTATGTTTCCTTCACCACTATCAGAAACAACTTTATTCATAATATCTGTATATGTGTTTAAAAATGCTGCAAAGCCATCTATTTTACGATATCTGCTTTGCTTAGACGGCAACCAGTTTCCGTTTCTGTCTAATTTCAACTGAACATTATTGATATACCATTTCATTAAAGGATTATTATTAAATATTATTTTCCCATCTAAAAACATTTCTTTTAAATCCTTCAATGCAGGGCTCAAAGTCAAAGCTCCTTGTCTTGTTTCTTCCGTTTCAAACCCGTAATTTTTTAACTCTTGATTTAGTTTGAATGCGTTCGCTCTATCATAAGTAATTTTTTCTACTACATAATGCTCATTCATCTTAATTATCCAATTTAAAACATCTTGGTAGTCAATATAGGGCTTATCTTGCACTGTTAATAAGCCATCTTCTTCCCATTCTCTATAGGGTATTTTTTCGTTAGAATATTCAACTTTATGCTTAGGAATCCATGAATGCGATAAAACTGCAACCTTACCATTATCTAATGCAAAAGTAGCACACGCGGCTGTAAAGTCCTCTGTTTCTGATAAATCATAACCAATCGTGCACGGTCTGCCTTCCAGCTCTTCTAAAGAAACAATTTCATTATTTTTTTGAAGTGTTGGGTAATCAATAAAACTCATCTCGTCATTATTAGCAAAGATATTAAACCTTTTGGTTATAAAATCTCCACGTTCAGCTGGTGTTCTCTTAGCTTTTTCCCACTCTTCTTTCATCTCATCTAAATTTATAGAGACACCTAAGTTGGGATTTGCTTTTATCCAGTTCGACGAATCATTAATATCATCGTCATCATCCAAAGATGCTAAATAATAAAAAGTTCTTTCGTCTTCTATGATTTGATCTAAGGTGTCTCTTCCCGCTTCTACCATATCAACAAGTGGACCATCTAATTGATACCCTGCTGTCGTAATGTAGATGAGAAGAGGTTGTAACCTTGCAGCTCTTGAGTTTTTTATAACTGAAATCAATTTATAGTCTTTAAATTCATGAATTTCATCAAAAATTCCCATGTGTGTATTCAATCCATCTAACTTATCGCTATCTGATGCTTGGGGCATAATTTTTGATATCGTTGCGTCATAATGGATTTCATCTCTTAGTGTTCTGAAATTTTTATCAAGCTTTGGGCTAGCTTTTATCATCGCCTTAGATTCATCGAATAATATTCTAGCTTGTTTCATTACGTTTGCTAAAAGATGGATTTCAGCGCCGTTTTCTCCATCTTGAGAAACAGCATAGTTAGCAACACCAGATATAGTAGTTGTTTTACCATTTTTTCGCCCCATAAATATCAAAGCTTCTTTAAACCTGCGCAGTTTTGTTTCTTTATGAACCCAACCAAACAAACTGCCGATAATAAAATGTTGCCATGGCTGTAATACAAGTTGACGTTTAGATCCTTTGGAAGGTTTACAAAACTTTTCTATAAATCGAATAGGACGATGCGCTAATTCTTCATCAAATACCCATTTACCTCCATTTTCTAGATATCTAAGATGTCTCTTACATTCTTTTCTAACATATTTGCTTGTTTTTATTTTCCCTTGAGTGACTTGCTCTGCATACCATGTTGTTAATAGTTTTGGTGAAGGTTCATTTAAAACTTTAATAATCACCAAATCCACCTTCTTCTTGAACTATCTTTTTTCTTTGAGCTGCTGTTAAACCCATAGACTTGAGTAAGTTATTTAGTGTTTGAACTGTTTTTGTCAGTTCTATGCTTAATGGATTCTTAACAATATTGCTCGCACCGGCCTTGTTTGTATGCTCTATCATCAAATCACTATTTTTAAGTTCATCTCTTAACCGACAATAAAATTCATATGTTTCTATATACAAATTAATTAATATGTCATCGGATTTTTTGTAATCCTCTATATATTCTTTTAGCTGTTTTTTTGTTAATTTCATATAAAGACCCCCTTTCATAAAAGTTTATCCGCGTTGCAAGCGAAGGGCCCCCGCCGGTACCCGGCGAAAAAACATTTTAAGCCGATGGGCAGGGGGGCTATAAAATTTTATTTAAATATTTTTTTATTTAAATTTTTAGAACTCTAATTTTCTTAAGATTACTTTTGTCATTATCATTTGCATGAATTTTGTTATGACAGCTATAACAAACTGACATTAGATTATCTAAGTCTAAAGCTTTGTTAAAATCTTCATCAACATAAATAATGTGATGTACAATGTTTGCATCTGTTACAATATCTTCGCGTAAACACATTTGACAAAGATAATTATCTCTATCTAATGCTATCTCTCTTAACTTCTTCCATGCTTTTGAATGATAGAACCAATCGTATTGATATGACTTACGACCATGCTTATAAATGTTATTATGCTTGGTCATCTCTTACACCTCTTTGATTGCATAGCAAAAGACACACCGCATAGCGATGTGCCTCGTGTACTTGTGTCGTATAACTTTTAGATAACTTTATACATCTTTCCGATACTATCATATTACTACAGATTTGTAGGCCTTTTGCACAATCTTTGCACAATGTTATTTGATACCTGCATGATACGCTACCGCTTTAACAAAGTTCTTTCGTATAGTAGTAACAGTATTACGATGCATATGGCATTCATGTCCTATCTGTTCCATCTTTAACTTCTTTTCTTTATTCCAATACTTCAGCCTTATTACTTTCTTATGATCTTCAGGCAACTTTAAGTATTCACTCTCAACTGCTTCGACCATTTCTTCTAGGTTTCTTAACATCTTATTAGTTAATAATCTAGTTGCCATTAGTTCAGTTGTTCTAACTGGTTCGCCTTTTTGTAATGGTCCATACACAATATTGGAATCTTGTTCCTTCGTAGGATTAAGTATTTCCAACCTCAATCTTTTTATTTCTTTCTTGTTCTCATTTAAATTAGATATTTCTGATTCAATATATTTAAATGTTCCTGGCTTGATATCATATATTGTGCTCCCCATTTTAGACCTCCATCACTTATGCTTAGCTATTCTTGCTTTAATAGCTTTCATTAATTCTTCTTGCGTTAGTTCTTTATTTTGTAAAGCTTTATATACTCTTTGATCTATTGTGTTATCGGTCATGAGATGATGAATAATAGTCGTATGATTTTGTCCTTGTCTGTATAATCTAGCATTTGCTTGTTGATATAGTTCCAACGACCATGTAAGTCCAAACCAAACAATGATGTGTCCACCTTGTTGTAAGTTTAATCCATGTCCTGCACTCGCTGGATGTGCTATAAGTAGTTTAATGTTGCCACTATTCCACCGTTCTTTATAGTTTGAATCCTCTAATGTAGTTGCTTCCTTAAACCTTTCAAGTATTCTTTCTTTATCGTGTTTGAAGTTATAAAACAATAGTATTGGTTGACCTTGTGATTCCTCGATAATTTCTTCTAACTTCTCTAATTTCTTATCATGTATTTCCCTTACATCTCCATCATCTGTATAAACTGCACCGTTAGATAGTTGAAGTAGTTTCTGACTTAATGATGCCCCATTTTGAGCTACAACTGTTCCATCTTCTTCCGATTCTAGGATGTAATGTTTTTCAAGCTCATCATATAACTTACGCTCTTTAACAGATAAGACTACTGTTTGTTTAGTATCAACTCTGTCAGGCATATCCAGATAATCTTTCGCTTTCATGCTTAAACATATATCTTCTATTTGTTTATATATCTTTTCTTCAGATCCGTCTCTTAACTCCCAGTTTTAATTGTTTCTATTTGAGTGACTTTGTCTAACATGTTCGGCTCCTTTCATTGTTTTAGAGCAGAGAAGCCTTGAGGCTCTCTTTAGCTTTTGAATCTTTTTCTAATTCGTTCAACTTCATTTTCATAACCTTCTAAACCTTCAACACCATTATTTTTTACTAACTGCTTGAAAAGGTAAGCATTCATATACTCCAATGCTTCTATGGTTTTCATCTTTTGAGAAATGCCACTTAACAAGATCAATAAAAATATAGATAAAACAATTGAAATGACAATCCACATATTTACAACACCTCCAGTGCTATTGCTAAACACATTAATATAATTAATTCAAAAATGATAATAGCTATTACCATGAAACTTCAGCTCTGATTTTTTCAAAGTCACTCGGCGCCTCTACATCATCATTAGCCGTCATCATAATATATACTTGCTCAGTTACATACTTACCTAGCTCATACATCGCTAGTAAGAATAATAGTCTCAAAATTTCTTTAACCACCACTAAACACCCCATGTTAATTTATCGATAATTTGTATAGCTTGTTTTAATGCGTCTCTTTTTTCTTCGATATCTCTATTATCGCCATCTTCATCAGCTGACATTAACTCACTGTCATATTCATATAATAGTTCTGATATTTCATTACTAGCTACTACTAATAAGTTTTCATCTACATCAATCGTTACCGTTTTCTTTGGCATCTCCATCTCTCCTTACCTTAACTTGTGCCTCGTATTTGCGCTCAGCTTCTTCTTTACTCTCTGCCTCAACAACTGTAAACCTTTGATTGCTCTTAGCTTTAGTTATGTGTGTATGCTTACGTCCTGTTGAATCTTTGAATGTTGTGACTAAGTATTGTGTCACTTCCCCAAAACCTCCTTGACTCTATCTAAGATATCTTTACACTCCGCTACTTCCGAAGCCTTTTTCTCCACGTTCTGAAACACTCTCGAATTCCTCCACTTGCTTTAGTTCAGGTGTCCATATAGGTACGATAACCAATTGAGCTATACGTTCTCCTTTTTCGATACGGTAACTACCTAGTTTATATAAATGACGTTCTTTTTCGAAAATTTTTTCGTTATCAATATTTCTTAAAAAGATAGTTTGCATTTTGTTATCTTCATGGTCATTCTTGATATTAATCCCTAGATTACCTTGATAGCCGGCGTCAATTTTGCCTGTTTCAATCACTAAATGTGTTTTACTACTTACACCACTACGGCTAGTCAATAGTCCGACATAGCCCTCTGGTATACTCACAGCTACATCTGTTTTAATCACTGCCTTTTCTTGTGGCTCGAGTACGACGGTTTCAGCTGAGAATATGTCATAACCTGCATCCGTCTTATGATTTCGTTCGGGCATTCTAGCGTCTTTTGATAATAGTTTCACTTGTAATGTGTTAGTCATTTTCCTGCTCCTCCTCATATTTATAGACAACTTGACTCGTCATAATCCCTACTGCTTCATCAAGACCAATATCTTCTTTGAGTGCATCTTGCATAGCATTAGGTAAACCCTCAAGTATTTCATCGAACGCTTGCGCTTTCTTATACACGTCTTCAATCTCTTTTAGTAACCCCTCTGTGTCATTGCCGTTATACGCACTAGCACTGATCACTGATTGTTCTATTTGTTCACGGTTATTCATTAGTGTCTTCCTCCACAAAAATTTTATTGTTTAATTCCATTCCAAATTTAACTCTTTCATCATCGTTGCCGAATTCGTTTATTAAATCTTTTTCAACACTCTTGCAATACCTATCCCATGCGATCGCTTTCTTCTCCAGCTCTTTGTTGTGTTCTCGTAACTTCGCTATATCCCCAATAAGCTCATCACGTTGCTTCAAAAACTTGCTTGCTTCATCAAACCAGTATTCACTTTGCTTTTCGTAATATTCTTTTGAACCATGTTCCATTATTTAATCAACTCCCCATCTTTCCAGATTAACGTCATAGTTAGGTCGTCGTTTAAGATGTAGAATGCTTTGATAGGGAAACATCTGTCGTCATTTAAACTTTCGTTTATACTAGTATTCCTATTTGATGTAGGATTATATTCTCCTTCTGAGATCTCGTACACTTCAAACAACCTATCAAATACTGTATCTCCCGTGATTTCCTCTTCAACTTCGACTACAAAAGTATCTTCAGGTGTTATAAAATAACTAGTAAAACACTTTCTTCCATCCTCCCAAGAAAAATAAATAAATTTTTCATTATCTTTGTTTTCTGTGCAAAACCTCTTTCCTGTTGTTAGCTCAGGATTCTTCCAAGCCCATTGGATAAGTTCAGGTAAATTCATTTCTTTTTTTACTTTGATTTTCATTGTTATATCTCCTCTTGAATAGTGAATTTATCGTTAATTGATACATATCCAGTCACATTACATAAGATGCTATCAACATCAAAAGTTACATGACAGTTGTGCCTAACACCATTTGGATAGAATCTTTTATTTCCTGATAATTTGGGGTTATCCCAAGGCCATTGGATAAGTTCAGGCAAGTTCACTTCTTTTTCAATTTTGATTTTCATCATTTCCAACTCCTTAAAATAAAGTTAGTTGCTTCTGTTTCTCGTATTCCAAACCATGTTGCTTTATATATGTTTCAAGCTCTTCGGCTGTATCAAACATCTTTTTCACACCTTGCCAACCTGGCACGATATGCCCGTGAAAGTAATAAGTGCCATTCACTACATGGATATGTGCCACTCGTTCGTTATCCTGATACAGATATCTCTTAGATCCGAAAAATCGGTTTAAGTATTCTTTACATGCGCTATCGATTTTAGGCATTTATACTTCCTGCCACTTCTTGAACATTTGGTTATAAGTATTATCAAACCAGTACGGATCGCGTGAATGTTTCTGTGGTACATTAAACAAGTGTGGCTTCTTTCTTCTTAGCTCAGCCTCTTTCTTTCGCTGTCTTTCCAATTTGCGTTCGAGTCTAGCTTGTTCCAGTCTTTCTATTGTTTTCTTTTCTCTGTACTCGCTTAAACGCATGCCTTCTGCTGCGTCCATTGCTTCATGTAGTTCCCAACCGTCTTTTACTCTTTTAGAAACCATCCCGGGTGTTATACCGTGACTTTCAATTAACTCCATTTCAAATTCACTGAACCTATACGGTTTATCATGTATCCTTACAATTCTTGCTGTTTTCGCCATTTATTCCACCTCTATACATTTACTGTTTTAATCCAATCCTCTAATTTGTGTGTGTTATGATTTCTAGTAAATAGTTCACTTACATTAACACCTAGAGCATCTGCCAATTTATCTAATACATTTAAGTTAACCATCTCAGCTTTTCCGTTTTTATATCCACTAATAGTTGATCTTGATACGCCAGTTTCGTTGTGCAAATCTTGAACACTTACGTTATCTCTAGCCATGATTACTCTTAAATTAGTTGCGAATACTTCGTTCAGCTTCATTTATTCCACCTCTATATATGCATGTCTTATTGTTATGTTGTCATACTTTAGTAATTCATCCAGATTGTCATCTAAACGCTTTGCCAGCGCATCTTTTTCTTTATCCACATCATCAAAATGCTGATATTCAACTTCTGTAGGTATCCTTATATCAATCGTTGCGTTTATATATGCTTGTTGTTGCATTAGATCACTTCATTTCTCTTTTGCGTTCTCGTCTTGCTTTAATTAATTCCTCGTACGTAATCCATGTTTTACCTGTATACTTAGGCGCTTTACATATCCAATTGAGTTTTATGTTTCTGTATTTGTGTCTGAACATCTTAGCTTTAAGTTTTGCTACTTCGGTTGGCATACCTTTAATGTCGATAACTTCAATCAGTTTGTCATCGAGATATAACGCAAAGTCTGCAATATATTCAATCTTTCGTTGTTTATCTAGTTTTGGTAATAATTCAAATTTCGGTTGTAGTTCGATACGATTATAGTTAGTGCCATTCATATTACTTTCTAAATATCGGTAATATTCGCACTCTACTTTGCTATCAAATACAATTCCTTTATACTCAACTTTCTTAGCGTTGTATTTACTCATTGTGCCACCTCTAAATATCAAATATCGTTGCTTGTAATCCTAGCTCTTGCTCATATAGAAGCCCGTGAGCGCCTTTGAATCGTTTTAGGTCACTATCAGTCATAATTGGTTGAATAATTCTGATGCCATATCTAAGTCATTCTCATCTACGACATAAGCATGTTTAATTGGTACGTTGTTCATATCTTTAACTTGTATTGATATGCCCATATGACCTTTTAAAATGAAAAGCTTAAAATCGAATCCGTTAACATGAATATTTTTGCGTATGATTTCGCCTATTTCATAATACATCTTGACTTCCTCCGTTTTTCGTTTTATATTGAACACGAATTAATTTTGTTAATCGTTTGTCACTGTTACTTGTTGGCGCAAGTAGCGGTTTTTTTATCTTATTATCAAAGATGTTTCATAAATTATGCCTTTTGGCTCTCCTGGTACTACTATTTGGCCGACAAAAAAATATTGATGCGCTCTTCTTCTGTATGATTTCTTAAGTTTTAAATTGTGTAATACTATGTCACCGGTATGTCTGTCTACATATTCAACAAGATAATTTTTGTTTTGAACCGACATGTAAATATATGGATTGTTGTACTTCTCTCTGTATTCAGTAATCGTCTTAACTTCATCATCACTTAACACAGCTTGTTCTGCTTTTCTTTCCCATTCCACACTAGGTTCAACGTGTTCTTCGAACCAAGTCATTTAATCATCCACCTCATAAAAGTATTCTTTATAAAATATGAAAGTTACAATACTTGCGAATCCCGCAATTGACCATGCTGTAGTGAAGTATAGAAACGGCATGAGTACAATCGCTAAGACTGTAAAGCACAGTACTGCTATTAGATAGCTTTTATATGTGTCACTCATTTGATAATCCTCCTAATACCATTTTTTATGCTTTCTGATCAAATACTCTTCTAATTTAGAAATATTAATCAATGTGCCCGTTGTCGAATAATCAATATATAAATTTTCTACACCTAAATTATCTTCACGGTAATATTTCAACCAGTTGTATACTGTACTTCTACATACTCCAAACAATTGATGGATTTGTGTAGGTGTTGCGTATAACTTTTTCACAAATTTTTCTTCGCCTCGATATGTGTTTTCTGGTGTTGGTGGTATTATGATTTTTGGCATCTCTATCACTCCTTTAGATAAATGTTAAAGTTTGTTATTATTCGCCCTGTATTGAAGTTCTCTATCTAATGCATAGAAAACTTTGTTTATTTCTAAGTAGCTGTAATCACTTTTTTTAATAAGCTCTAATATTTCCGCTCCTAAGTTACGTTCCTTTTCCGTTAAATAGGATGAAGAAGCATCAGCTTTGCTAGAAACTTGTGGGACGCCTATACGCAATCCTTCTGATCTTGTGTTCATTTGTTTATGCTCCTTTCGTTTATAATGTTGTTATCTCCCAATGGAAGGAGGTGTATATTATGTTTTGGCATGACTTTGAAAAATATTTCCATAAAGTCCAACCTGAAATTGAAGAACAATTTGGTAATGATAGTGAGTATTTCCGAAATCTTCTAAATGACTTAAAAGAACAAAACACAGAAGAGTTTTCAGAAGAGTTTTTATATTCACTAGCTATGAATGAGTGCTCTAAACGTTATTCTGAAACACTCATTTACAATGTTGCTCGACAGATTTTAAAAGACGATGAGCAGATTCATTAGCGCTTTCTTGATTCTTAATTTTTACGAACTGCTTATTTTCTTGACCTCTTGTTAAATCAAGGGGTTTTTTACTTTTTGAAATCTCTGTATTTTGAATGTGATCTATTAGTTTCTCATCAACTACCTCAAAAATTAGTTTTACTTGGTTGTAAGATAAATCATAATCATGTATTAACTGATAAATTTTCCGTTCTACTGTACTTTCTGATAATTTTAATCTTTTTGTATCATTCATTCGTTACACTCCCTTCGTGTATAATGTTGTTATCAACCTAAGTAGGTGATAAGTATGCATAAGAGATTGCTCACTCAATATTTAGATAAAGAAATCGTTACTTCTTTAGATTTACATTTAATTAATGGTGAAGTTATTAAAGTACAAGAACATATGAAAGATGCTGAAAGCAAAACTCTACACATCATTTATCCAAAAGATAGAGTTGTCAGTTTAGATCATGTCTTGTATTTCGACATTAACGTTAAAGGTGAAAAGAATAACGATAGTCCTTATCCATCTTAAAATCCATAGTGCTTATAGTTATTTGCTATTTGTTGACAGTTATCACTGGCAAGTCCTACCTTGTCAGCTTGGTAACTGTATTGATTATTTACTTCATTTACTAATCGATTCCATTCGTCTCTTGGTACATCTTCAAGAAGTAAGAGAATCATCTTTAATTTTTCTTCGTTCATTTGTTGTTCCTCCTTAAGTTTTTATAGCTTTTCGTTCTTTTTCGGGAACGTCAGATGTAAAAAAAATATCTAAGTTGTTGGTTTCAAACCCTAATATCTTAGCCATTTTGATAAATTCATTAGCACCTATGTCTACTAATCCATTCTCTCGCTTGGCATATGGTGTTCTTGTTTTCCACCCCATTAAATGAGCCATTTCGTCTTGAGTTATACCACAAGCGATTCTTTCAGCTCTCAATCTTTTTAAATCGAGTATCATGTTGTCACCTCCTTGTTCTCGTTTGAGAACTGTATATAACTTAACATGTACCGTTCTCATTCGTCAACACTTTTTGCTCAAAAAAATTCATAAAGTTTTTTTCTACTTATATATTGTATTCATTTGGGAACAATGCTATACTCTAATTGTTCACATATAAGAACAAATATTTTATTCAGGAGATACTTAAAATGAGAAACAATGATGAAATAATCACAATAATCAAAACATCTATGAAAGAACAGAATTTATCTCTTAGTGAATTGGCTCGTCGTGTAGGAGTTGCTAAATCTGCTGTGTCACGTTATTTAAATTTAACGAGAGAATTTCCATTAAATAGAGCAGAAGATTTCGCAAAAGCGCTTAGTATCAGCACAGAATATTTACTTGGTTTTGAAAAAAGTGAACAAAAACAAGAAGAACCACAGCACCGTGCAGCTCATTTAGAAGGAGAATTGACAGATGATGAATGGCAAAGAGTTTTAGATTATGCAGATTATATAAGAAGTAAACGTAAGTAAAGGATGTATCAGATGGGATTATATGAAGAAACTTTAATACAACATGATTATATTGAAATAAGAGAGGCTGATGTGCTTCCAGATAATTTAGACGGGGTATGGTTAGGAGATTTAATTTTAATAAAGCGTGGTTTATCAGATAGAGAAAAAGCAGGAATTCTCTTAGAAGAATTAGCACATAATAAACTTACATACGGTGATATAGCCGATTACTCGAAGTTCAACAATCGCAAGTTCGAAAATTACGCACGTAGACACGGCTTTATCTCAGCAGTCCCGTTACGTGAAATTGTAGAAGCTTACAATTATGGCGTACGTAATTTGTACGAGTTGTCAGAGTATCTGCAGTTGAGTGAATCATACATACTAGAAGCTATAGAACAATATAAAAAGATATATGGTATTGGAACTCACTATGGCGAGTATTCTATTACGTTTGAGCCGTTGGGAGTTTTTAAATATAAGGAAATATAAACAAAGGAGAGATACATATGAAAAAAGTAATCGGACTGCTACTAGTAAGTACATTAGCTTTAACAGCTTGTGGTGAAAAAGATAAACCAAAAAAAGAAGAAAATAAAAAGTCTCATACACAAAAACATAAAGATAGCGAACCAAAAAAGCAAAAAGAAAAAACGAAAAAAGTTGAAGATAAAAATCCACCTAGTAATAGCGTACAAAACAATGCAACCAATCAAAGCCAAACACAAAACAATCAATTTAGTAATCATTCAGACCTGTCTAATAACGCACCTGCAAATATCAATGATAATGATTCACAAAATACTAATTTAAATGATGAACATGTTGTTTCACCTGGATGGACTAAAGATGAACAGGCTAAAGCTTTTGAAGAATACAAAAAAGGAAAAGAAGAGGAAGCAAAAGCTGGTGCTAGCGCAATACCAGGAGCAAATATTAACTAATAAAACATATAAGAAAGAAGAACTAATATGGAAACAAATAAAACAATTGATTTAATGAATTATGTGGAATTTCCAAAAAGATACACAGAGGCAAAAGGCAAATTAGTTGCCCAACCAATAACTACTATAAATAGCGCAAGAAGAGTTGAAAATGGCGATATGACTGTTTGCTACATTTTAGATCAAGATGATGATGTAATCGACTTTATCTTTGATAGAGATATAATAACCGTTTTCTTCCCAGAGAACGGAACCGAAACTGATGAATATTTTTGCGAAATTATATTTAACTCAGATGACACATTTACCCTAAAGCGATTATCTAATTACGTTACCATTAAAGATAGAAGCTACCCAATGTCAAAAATAAATGACGTAAACATTACGGGCAAAGTCGTCAGATTATTTAGAGATTTTAAATAAACTCGGCTTTAATTACGATTAAAAGTACCTATATAGCGTGACGAGAAAAAGGATTAAAAAAATTCAAAAACGCCTACAAGTGTAGACGTTGAATGGTGGTGAGAATTTTATGGCGGATAAAAACAAAAAACAAGAAGCTACTCGTAGTAACCCAATAAACAAAAGTTTTGAAAAGCCGGGTGCCAGCGAAAACTTAAAAAGCACTTTATCAGAAAAAGCTAAGAAAAAAGATTAATATTCATTCATTAAATATAAATCCAATTTAATTTGTTGTTTAAGGTCTACAAGTGTATGTTTAATATACAATTCATCGTTTGACGGTAAATCAGATACTTTGAAATCTTGTCGCTCAACCTCTAGTAAATCGAAATCGCTACCAGCTGAATTATAGGTTTTAAGTTCACCCTCTTCAATGATTCTGTTTTCAAAGTCTTTAATAACTATAAATACTGGTTTACCGTTGTTATTAAACAACTTGTCTCTTTTGTCTAATAAGCTTATACAATCCAAATTCATAAACTTTCTTGTTTCATTAACTAACCAGATAATGAATTTAACAATTAAAGGATTAAATACAAGCACTGTTAAAACAAAAATAATTAGAAACCAAATATTTGCTTTTAGACCTGTAAGCAACTGAAGTAAACTCAAATTTTTTAAATCAACATTATTAAAAATTATAAAAGTATAAAACCATATCAAACATGTTTCAATAGAAAAAATCAATAATACAGGAGTATTGATAATCTTGTTTTTTTCACTAACTAAACCTATCATTGTTAGATATTTATATGGTATGTAACCTAAAACTCCTGTAAGAAGAAGCGCCGCTAGAAATTGAGTCATCTTATCACCTACTTTTTATTTTATTATAACATATTTAGTACCTAGTACTAAATTTTGGGTAGCCCACCTACCCTTATTATTTTTTACAAATTTACAGAACGTACGTTCTCTCAGGAGGAATCTAAAAATGTGGATTGAAAAATTTAAAAACAAAAACAACGAAACTAGTTACAGATACTACGAGAAGTACAAAGATCCATACACAGATAAATGGAAACGTGTAAGCGTTGTATTGAACAAGAATACAAAACAAGCACAAAAAGAAGCAATGTTTCGTTTAGAAGAAAAGATAAAAGAAAAACTACACGACAAGTCGTCAAACGGATTAAAAACTTTGACTTTTCATTCACTATTAGATGAATGGCTTGAATATCATACAAAAACATCTGGCTTTAAAGTAACGACGCTTGATAATTTGAAAACAAGAATCAAAAACATCAAAAAGAACTGTTCTCAAAATTTACTTTTAAACAAAATTGATACAAAGTACATGCAAACATTTATTAACGAATTATCAAACGTATATTCTGCAAATCAGGTAAAGCGTCAACTTGGACATATGAAAGAAGCTATTAAATACGCCGTTAAATTTTACAATTATCCAAACGAACACATATTAAATAGCGTCACACTACCAAAGAAGAGTAAGACGATAGAAGATATAGAAAAAGAAGAAGCGAAAATGTATAACTATTTAGAGATGGAACAGGTAATACAGATACGCGATTTTATACTGAACGATAATAACATGCAGTATAGAGCTCGTATTTTAGTTGCTGGGGCTGTAGAAGTTCAAGCTTTAACAGGTATGCGCATAGGTGAGTTATTAGCGCTCCAAGTTAAAGATGTTGACCTCAAAAATAAAACGATCGATATTAATGGCACTATTCACAGAATCAAATGTAATGCTGGATTTGGTCACAAAGATACTACGAAGACCGCAGGTTCAAAAAGAAAAATCGCCATCAATTCAAGGATAGCAAATGTATTGAAAAAAATAATGTTAGAAAATAAAAAGATGCAACAATGGGAACCAAGCTATGTTGATAGAGGGTTTATATTCACAACTTGTCAAGGAAATCCTATGCAAGGCAGTAGGATAAACAAACGATTGTCCTCAGCTGCAGAATCATTAAATATAAATAAAAAAGTTACTACTCACACACTAAGGCATACACACATAAGTTTATTGGCGGAAATGAATATATCGTTAAAAGCAATTATGAAAAGAGTAGGACATACAGATGAAAAAACGACTATAAAGGTGTATACACATGTAACAGAGAAAATGGACAGAGAGTTAGAGCAAAAATTAGAAAAACTTGTGTACTAA